GATGACCTTGTATTGAATAAAAATCTTTTATGGACAAGTCTAGCCCAACTCTAACGATAGAGTCATATCTTGTAGAAGTTACCCATAGGTCTCCATCAAACAAACATATCTCATGTATTGAGTGGAACACATCTCTGTTTGTGACCTTTTCTATAAGCTGTAGGTCTTTTGAAAATCTGCTTAGCCCAGATGAGTCAGCTACTATGATACTATCATCAAGAACCTGTATTCCTCTTAGTCCTCTTTCGCCGCCTCTCTCATTGTCGTTTCTTATATCACCTTGATATGGCCTGTACTCAAGTATCCTTCCATCATCCATGTCAACTATATAGATGCCGCCATGAGTTTCTTCAGGACTTACTGATCTTATGACTGTTGTACAAACTACTTTCATTTTACAAACTTTGTTAGAAACCTTTCGTAAGGCATAGATATCGAATTAAAGTCATAGTAATCGTAGTCTATTCTGTATCCAGTTATGTATCTAGAATTTAAACCGTCGATAAAACAATCAAAGTTTGATTTTGGTATGTCAGTAACTTTATCAATCGTGTTTTTTATTACTATGCTATATTCTGGACAAGCCATTTTGTAAGCCGGTACAAAAGAAAAGTCTGACTTGTATAGATTCGATTGCGCAGACTCTTCAAGTTCTGACACGTCTTCAAAACTGGTTTCCTCAATAACCTGTTTAATTGTGGGCGATTTGTAAATATGTCCATCAAAAGAAATCGGAGTGGCAAACAAAGTATAAGGCTTTATCTTCGTGGCATCCCAAACTAGAAACCTATCAAGTTCAAACTCTCCCGAACTAGGTATATCAGCGAAATATTCAGATCTATAGAAAGAATATGGATCTTGTATTATTGTGTTGTTTCCTATTTTTAAGGAAAGACTGAAAAGGTTATGTAGACTAAATAGGTCTTTAATTTCTCTGTAGGTAGGAAGCCTGTCATAAACAATATTATCGTCTACAAAAAGACAGGTATATTCATGATTTAGTTCTATGCAATTTAATATGTCAGACTTTATATCTTCAGTTTTTATCCAAGATATTGGTGAAGAAAGAGAGTTGTGATTTCTTCCTAAAAAATGCTCCTGAAGTATTGTGTACCCTTTGTCTATTTCATGGGTAGAAGATCTGTAGATAACTTTGATCTTATATTCATTGCCAGAATTTTTGTAAATACTCTCAAGCAGCAGGTGAAGTTGTGCTGGCCTGTCTTTAGATATAATCAGGGTCTGTATCATGGTATATACCTAACGGCGGCAAATCTTCATATTTCTTGCGTTTGAAAATGAAGTTGTCTTTAGCCCATTCATAAGTTCTGGAAATGCCATCTTCTATAGAAACAGATGGACTGAAACCAAGAAGCTTTTTAGCTTTAGCTGTATCTAGTTGGCTTCTGCTTCTTTGTATTGGCGTTTTGTATTCCCACTGCACTCTTCCCTCATATCCACAGATCTCAGATATTATGTTTATAAGATCTGCATTTGATGTTTCTTTCATGCTTCCAATGTTAATAGTTCCTAAATCATCATCAGAATCCAGCACTTTTATTATTCCCTCTACCACATCATCTACGTGAAGTAGATCGTGAGTTGCATATTTGTCTCCAGCAAACACAGCCTCTTCGTATTGCTCTTCCTTCGCTAGTGTAAGATTGGAAATTAGCATTGGAACTATTTTACTGAACTTTGGATTGAACTGTCTGTCGTCACCTTCACCATATACATTTGATAATATTACATTGGTGGACTTAAAGCCATCAAATTGCTTTTGATAACAATCATTTAGCTCCATCAAGGTTCTTTTATAGATAGCATAGGAAGACTCCACGTCTGTAGGTCTTCCATTCCATAAGTCAGATTCTGAGAATGGAAGAGGGCAGTTTTCAGGATAACAACTTATATCACCTATTGTGATGAATCTAGAACATCCTGATTGTCTAGCTTCCTCTATAATTCTCATAGACATCCACATGTTTTCATATATCAACCCTGCTGGATTTGTGAGATACATCTCGATGCCTCTCCACCTGCCAGCAAGATGTATTACAACATCTGGTTTGTATTGATCGAATATATAACCAACGTTGGCCTCTAGAACAAGGTCAATGCCATCTCTAAAGCCACCAACACCGATTATGTTTTCTCTCTCGGAAGATAGCCTTTTGTAAAGATGCCTGCCTATAAAACCAGAAGCTCCTGTTATTAGAACTTTTGGTGAGGACATTAGAAATCCTTTAAGAACTCAATAAGTTTATCAGCACTCATGTTATTACCCCTTTTCTTTACATTGTGATCTTCGTCCATAATCACAACGGTTGGGTAAGATTCAATGCTGAACTCTTGTGAGAGATGTTGATTTTGAGGTTTGTTGCAAGAAACGAATACAGGCTTACCGCCATGATATGGCTTAACCTCTTCCAAGACATCTTCCTGTACCCATTGATTGTTCTTCATGTTTTTACAATGAGGACACCAATCTGCAACAAATACTACTACTTGATAGTCTTTCTTTTTCATTTCCAATCCTTAGTAAAAAAATAATAGGCGGCGCAAAAGGTTGGGGTAGTGAAAGAGTTGCACAATTTTACATGTGGGGCAGGCAATACATGTAAAACTTTTTTCGCCTATTGTATTTCTATTCGCCGCCAGATTCAGTGACTCTGAGTGAGTCTCCAACAATCCAAGCTACGGCCAAAGCAACGATTCTGTTGGTTGCTTCTGGGTCAATTCCGATAGTATCCTGAAGTGCCACTACAATGACACCACCTACGGCAGTCCAAAAGCGGCGACTTTTCCATAAAGCTTTTAGCTTTTCCATTTTAATCTCCTAAATCAAAAAAATGTTTTTATCTTTTCGAGTACGCCGCTGCCTCCTCCGAGACTAAACCCACCCTTAAAGATAACCAAGTATGCAATTATAGCTGCAACAATGATAAGAAACAACCACTTCCTTTTGGCCGCAACAGCATAAAACTTTTCTTTGACCGAGTGTATTCGCTCTATGACAAAGTTTCTTCTGTTTTCTTTCTTTTCTTCTTTTGCGTCCTTCTTATCCATCTTTTGCTGATGTCTTTGACGACGCTTTTCGATAATCTTCTGTAGTCTATTATTGGACAT